GCTTTAAAGCCAAGCATATTTCTAACACCTTTTTCTCTAAATAAGTCTGCCGCACCTATACCAGCACTAAATGATCTTTGTATTTGTTCTCCAGCAGTTCTAAAATCTAATCCTGTTACAGCCGCAACATTACCTGTTATTTCTAACATTTTTTGTAAGTCATCTGCATTATCTGTTACTGTTGCAAGAATACCAGCACCAGATTGTATTTCTTCAAGTGAGAAAGGTACTTTAGATGCAAACTTAGTCATGTTCTCAAATGCCTTTGCACCCTCGTTTGTGTCTTTAAGTAAGAACTTTAATCTAGTTCTTAAATTCTCTAATTGTTTTCCTGTATTAACTAAATTTCTAACAACAAGCCCAGCACCTAAACCTAAAAAAGCATTTCTAAGATTGAATACAGAATCTTTTAATCTTCCTAAAGATTTTTGAACACCATTTAAAGCCTGTTTGGATTTATCTCGTGCTACTATGTCTATATTTAGTTTCTGTGTCATTATTTAAACTTCTTTGCTTCTGCTAGTGATTGATTTGTTTTATACTGTTCTTGCTCTTTTTTCAAGTAAGCTAACCAAAGATTATAATGGCTAACAGGCATATCAAGAACTTCTTGGATTGTAAGATGTAATCGTTCTGCAATAACTAATAGCGACCTAACATCTGGGTCGCTATCTACTTTTTTTCTGCGTCTGCGTAATTAGTATCTAAAAGTATTTGATTGGCAATAATAGATATAACATTTGAATCTGCTTTTTTCCTTAATGCAAATTTATCTTCTGGGCTAAATGCTTTAATCATTTCCCCTTTGTCATTTTTGACTTGGAGTTTCATTATAAGCAAATCAACAAGAATAGTTAAATCTTGAAAGTTGTTAGACTTCTTAAAGATAATGTTTTTTTCTTCAAGGGTTAATGGCTCTGAATAAAATATACTCGGATTACCATGCTCGTCTTTCCACTCGTTAACTTCAATAGTGATAGTTTTAAGAGTTTCAAAATGAGATTTAACTCTATCAATAACTGACATAAATTAATATTAGACAGTTCCTATAGTTAAAGCACCTGTTCCTTGAAAAGTAACAGTTCTTGAAATAATTGCGTCCATTGAGTTATTAACTGACATTCCTGTAACAATTCCTGTTCCTGTGAAACTTCTGTCTCCACTTGCATCACCCTCAGGCAATAAAATAAATGAAATTGAAGCACCAGCAATTAAACTTGTTTGAGGTGAATCTGTTTCGTCAAAGTGCATTTCTAAAGTACCAGAGAATGATGTTCTGCCAGCAACAAATGATTTAGTTGCATCTGTTAAAGCTGTATCCTCTACTACATCTCCTGTTGTTTCAAGTGTAAAGCTAGTAAGTTCTCCTACTGCTGTTCCACCAGCTTTTACAACTCCTTCTTTTCCGTGATGTGTTGCCATTTCTTATCCTTTTTACTTTTAGATTGTTGTTGTTCTTTTTCTTGCTTATAGCCTAAACTTAAAAAATGTTCAAGGTTAGATTCATTTATAATGATCTCTGAATTACCTTTATATAATTTAATATCTTTAGCCATAATCTTCTTTTATTAGTTTTCTTCTTCTTCGTCAAGTTCATTAAACTCATCTAGTTCAGGAAAATCTTCTATACTTTCTCCCTCTTTGTAATGATCTATTTTTTTTCTACAATCCATAATCATTAAAGAAATTTCATCTACTAGCTTTTCAACATCATCTAGCTTACTTTCTACTTTGTCTATTAATTGATCTGCTTTAGCCATTATGGTGTTCCTGATTGATATTCATACATACATCTTATTGTCATTCTAATGCCACCAACAGGAAACAAACTACCCTCGTCAGTTTCTACTTGAACAACTTCTGAATCAAGTGCATTACCATTTCTAGTAATATCAGTTTCTATGGCTGTTTCAATAGCTGTAATTAATTCATTTCTTTTAGTGTCTATATTAGCCTCTGCACCTTTTACAAAACCTAATATAACAAAGTCTATAGTTCCATGCCTAGTTTTAGCACCACTACCTAATTCAGAATCATCTCTATTTTCTTCTGATGTTTGAACTATTACTGCTGGATATTGTTTATCTGATAATTCATCTAGCTGAAAAGGTTGCCTCGTAGCTTTAATAATATCTGGACTTGATATAGCAGATATAACTGACAATAAATTACTTGCTATGTTTTCTCTTACACTCATATTTTTGCTTTCCTAAATTCTTTTGCAACAAATCTATTAAATTGTTTTCTAATTATATTTGCTGTTCTATCATTAAATCCAAAAAATTCCCTCTTATTTTTACCTAATACTTGATTAAATAATGCTCTTTGTAACATTTGAGAATTGCTAAATCCTAATGTAATTTTATTTGTTCCTGTTTTTTTAACTGTTCTTCCACCAGGTGTTAAAGCACCCATCATTCTACCAGAATAAAACAAATCAACTTTTGTAGATTTGCCTTCTTTTTGTAATTTTTTTAAATAACCTGAAGAATATGGAACGAAAGGTATATCTCTAAAATCTATTCCTTTTGCAGTTTTAGTTCTTATAATATCTAGTAATTGAAAACCACCTTGTAAAATACCTTTTTCTATAATGCTTTTAAATTTTCTTTGTATTCTTGAGTATCTTTTTTGTATAGCTTTAGAATTAGTTTTGATTTTAATATCTAAAGTCATTATCTAGTCAATCTTCTAAACCCATGTAGTGGCTCTCTTTCATTAGAGATAATAGTTCCATCAGAATCTACATCATACTCAACACCATCTTCTAATATCATTCTCCATTCAATATTGTATTGGCTCATGTAATATTCTTGCATTCTTTCAAATCTATCTTTTTCTGTTTCAGGTCTAAACTTAGTTAATGCTGGTAAATAAAATCTTCCAAGAAATAAATAAACACCAGCACGCTCAAACTGATCTAGATTAACTTTTGTATTAACCATTTCAGCAGTATTTAGAACTGTAATATCTGTAAATATATTTGTTTTATATACTGGCCACCACTCTACTCTTAACTGTCTAAAAATATCATTAGTAGTTTGTGCTAGAAAATTTACTGTTTCTGTAGCAGTTGTAGATATACCAAAGTCAAAAGCATCTGGTTGATACTTTAAAACATCTGATGTAGTAATAACATCTGCACCTGTATAATTAGCCATAATTTATTTCCAAATTAAAAAAGCAATTATTAATAATAAAGGTATAGAATACATTGGATTATTTTTACCCTTTATCAAAACCCATTTTGACCATTTTCTAATTTGTTTCCAAATCCACTTGTTCATGTTTTTTCTTCCTTGTTTTTCTTTTCTTTTTTAAAGGCACTACATTTTCTGTAACAACCTCTTTAACTTCTTTTACAACATCTTGTTCAAGTTTAAAACCTCTAAAATCATACATAGCTTTATTAGTTTCATAATCTAATTCAGTTCTAGTGATTGTTTTGTTACCTCTTTTTAAAGTAACCATCTTTTCATTTGATAATACTAATTTAACCATTTTATTCTCCTATGTTAGTTGCGAGGGCAGTTTCCCACCCTCACAAAGTATCCAATTATTATTGGATTGATGAATCGAAGTGTAACTCAACACCATATGAATCATGGATTTCTCCAACACCATATACTGATGTAGCAACAATTTCGTCTGCTCTAAGAGAAGCATCTCTTTGAGTTTCGATTTTTACATCTTGCATCATAGCGATCGCAAGTGCATCTCTGTGGAACGCACCACCTTTGTAATCTCCAGCATTACCAGTATTAGCAATGTTTGAAGTTTCAAAGACAGGCATACCAGCTAATCTACCTACAAAGCCTGATCTTAATGCTTCGTTTGATAAGTCATTTGCATTTGCGTTTGCAAAAGTATTAGTCAAACCAGCTTTTAAATCAAAAGCAATTTTAGGGTGTAGAACAACTGCACACTCGTCAATGTTAAGAGCATTTTCTCTTAAAGTTGAAAGTGCATTAAAGATAGATGCTGATGCAATTGCACCTGTTCCATCTCCTACTGCACTTGAAAAGCCATCAAACAATGCAGTTAAATCTGCGTCTTGTTTTCTAGCAAGTGCTTCTCCAAACAATTTACCAATATCTCCAGCAACATTTCTTGGTGCTGAATTTCTTGCTAAGTCAGTTAGAGTAGTCATAACACCAACCTCAGATGCAGTAATAGTTACTGAACTAGGGT